TTATCTTGCCTCCTCCAACATCGCCGTTATACGCGAAAATTCGTATCTGCTGGCGTTGGTGATTTTCTTGGTTATATGCCTCGCCCTTCTGCTCGTGTTTCGTCGTGGTCTTATTTTGATTTTGAGAAACGTGTCAATTATAACTACGCGATTCCTCGATATTACCTTAAGTACCTTAAATCGGAAGACGAGGTTATGCGTTCGATTGCCGCTGCTGATGCTTATGCACATTTTAGCAAGTCTTCTCTGGTTAAGCGTATTGTGTCTTTGTGTGTTGAACGGTTCAATCTCCAATCCGCCGTATCCCGTAGAGCGTCGTATGTGTGGGAACAAAAGCAAATAATGCGCTTTTCTGCGTCTTCTCGAAAGATGCCTGACTTTGACCCTCCTGCTTGGTTAGATTTAGATATTCTTCGCTTTTGGAGAGATCATTATAAACTTCAACTAATTATTTAATTTATGGGAAGACAACCTTTTATTTCTCATGCCGTTAACGGCTATTCTCGTTATGATGTTCCAGAGAATAAGGCTTTTACGTGTACGCCGGGTATTTTGTATCCGGTGCGAATCGACTTTATCAATGCGCGAGACCGTGTGTCTATCGAACAAGGCCTTGACGTTCGCAGCAATCCCCTTGCTGTTCCGACGTTCAATCCTTATACTATTCGACTCCACCGTTTTTGGGTGCCGCTTCAGTTATACCACCCCGAGCTTCGGACGAATACTAGTAAGTTCGACATGAATGATTTGAGTCTTAATTGGATTAATGCGGTTCCAGGAATTCCTTCGTCTGGTGTTACGCCCGCTGCTACTTCGACTTTTCCTAATTCACTTATGTATTGGCTGCGCGTGTCTAACCGTGCTGTTGATTATACTACGCCTGCTTCAACTTCCGGCATTGTGCTACCCGCGAATGTTGTTGGAGGTGTTTGGTCTAACGCTGATACGTATCTTGCCTATTGGGATATCGTCCGGAATTATTATGGTTACTCGCAGTGGGGACTCTATTCCTTTGCTTGGCCCGCTTCTTGGTATTATACTGTAACAGGCCGTTCTACCTCTTCCAATGGCACCTACGTTTTCAATTCGTCTCCTTCGGATTCATATTTTTGTCAACGTTATGGTAATCTTGAATTTCTTGATGCTTATTTCGAGAGTCAGTTTTACCCTGCAGCCGTAGCGTCTTCCAATAATACCTATTGTCGTTCCGCTTTGCTTCGGCAGATCATCGCTTCCGACGTCGCTTCTACTGGTGCTGCCGCCGGTGCTTCCGGTAACGGCTATCCGGTTGCGTCTCAACCGACCTCGCTTCAAATCTGGGGAAATTCAGCTCCTATCGACCAATTTAGTTCGCGCGACGATACGAAGGGTCTCGCTGAGCCTATTATTTTTAATCTTGCCCATCCTATGGCCGTCGTCCCGTCTAATCCTGATCGATTTAGTCGACTCCTTCCTATTGGTAGTAGCTCCGCCGTTTCGATGACTGGTGTTCAGACTATTCCGCAGTTGGCTATTGCTTCTCGTCTTCAGGAATACAAAGACCTGCTTGGCGCTGGAGGTAGCCGTTATAGTGACTGGCTGGAAACATTCTTTGCTTCAAAGATTGAACATGTCGATAGGCCTAAACTTCTTTTTAGTGCGTCGCAGACTGTTAATGTACAGATCGTTATGAATCAAGCAGGACAGAATAATCTTTCCGGCCTGTCGGGGAACGGCCCCCTTGGTCAGCAAGGCGGCGCCATCGCTTTTAATGATCGCCTCGGTCGTCGCCAATCTTATTATTTTCGCGAACCTGGTTATCTGATTGATATGCTAAGCATTCGACCTGTTTATTACTGGTCGCAGATTAAGCCCGATTACTTGAATTATCGAGGCTCTGATTACTTCAATCCGATCTATAATGATATAGGATATCAGAGTGTACCTAATTGGCGCTTTGGCAATCTTGTCGGCGGTGTTGTTGAAACGACTTTTTCGCAAGAGCCTTGCTTTAATGAGTTTCGGTCTTCTTATGATGAAGTTTTAGGTCAGATTTCCAGTACCGCTGGAAATGTTCGTGGTCGATCTCTTTATGCTTATTGGGTGCAGCAGCGTCATTTGAATTGGAGTTCTTATTGGCCCTCGAAGGCTGATTACGCGCCTGCCCTTTTTGTCGATTTGTCGCAGGTCAATTCTCCCTTCGCCTCTGACATGGAAGATAATTTCTTCGTGAATATGTCTTATGCTGTTTATAAGAAGAACCTCATCAATAAAACTTTTGCAACCCGTTTGTCTAACCGTTAATATTATATTTTATGGCATTGGATTGGATGATTGAAGATCGCGAAGAATATGTTTCTCGTGGTCAGCGTATTTTATCTGTTCTTGATGGTTCTGGCACCGTCGACGTTTTGCCCGGTCGTCCGGACGTGATGGTTGAGCCTTCTGATTTCGAGAAGGGAGAGAAGTTCGACCCTGATATCGGCTTTGACCCTAACTCGTTTTCCCGTATGGATAAGTTTGACGGACTCGAGGTTGGCCAGGAACTTATTGATTCAGAGATAGATAGATCGAAATCTGTTTCGAAAACCTCTAATTCTGAAGAATAATAGTATATCCTTTACTTGAAGATATATGTTACGTGCGCGGACCCCTCTGAGCAGAATGCTTGAATGGTTAGAGGTTATTGGTAGCGACTGCCGGAGAGGCCGCGCATTATTCTATCGTTCTTTAAATTTTACTACCATGTCTGATACTAAACAACCGTTCTATAAGTCGAAAGCCTTTTGGACACTTATTTCGTCCATAATTGCTGCTCTTTCGGCCTTTTTCCTTGCTTCGTGTTCTGCACAAGCCAAGGTTGCTCGAACAGGTGTTCACATTGATACTGTTCGCGTAGACTACATTATTCGTTCAAACAACTTCACGCTTCCGTAATATGAGACTTATTGATTTTAAGTCCTACGTCGACCCCGTTTCCACAGGTGCTATACTCGGTGCTGCAGGCCTTGTCGCTGGTGGTCAGGTCGCCTCTGGCCTTTTTAAGCCATCCCTTAAGAGACAATGGAAGTATCAGCAAAAGCAGATGAAACTGCAACAGCAGTACGCTCTTGAGCAGATGCAGAAGCAAGGTGAGATTAATTACGCCAATTGGCAAAAGCAGTTTGACTATGAGAATGCTTACAATGACCCTTCGAAAGTTTTCGACCGTTATCTCAAAGCCGGTGTTACGCCCGCGGCTGTTCTTGGCTCTTCAGGTGTTGGCATTAACGCTACTATGTCTGGCGGCTCCGCTGGCTCTGTAGGCGCTTCTGGCCCCTCTGGCGGTTCATTCGACTTCTCTAGCCCTCTGCCTCCTGGTGTCGGTTCTGCTGCTGCCCAATCTGCCCTTGATGCTATGGGTGTCAATTCAACTATTGAGCGCAATAAGGCAGCCGCGAATCGTGATGATGCTGAGGCTGCGAATATTCGCAGTAATACTTTTGAGCCTGAGTTTAATAAGGCACGTGCCGAAGCCTCTAAGGCCGTTGACGAGGCTCTCGCTAATAAGGAGATCGAGGCTGCCGCGGCTCTCAAGTCTGAGCGTCTTTTGAATGATCTTAATAATACGTTGCTGTCTCTTACGATGGATGCTCGTGCTGATGAAATTAAGGCGCTTGCTGATACTGCTAAAGAAGAATTAAGACAATTGCGCATCCAGGGTTCGCAAATCGAGCGTATGGTTAATGCTCGAATCCTCGTCCTTGAGACGCAAAGCGCTCTTAACGAGTCCCTTTCTGGCCTTACCGCTGCCAACGAGGAGGGGCAACGTATTGATAATCTTAATCTCGCTAACGAACTCTCTCGCCAATGGGACAAGCGTTTTGACGTTGAAATTCCTAATCCTGCTTATAATGCGAATTTGCGCTCTAAGAACCCTGTCCAGCGTGCTAATCCTGGTCCGAAGGCGTTCAAAGTTTCCATGTCTCTCAAGGACTTTTACGATAAGACCGCTATTAATCAGTCTAAGGCTTCTGAGTTCCTTCCTGAAGAGGCTCGTGTCGCTCTTCGAAATGCAAAGCTTGATCCTTATATTGAGATCGGTAAGGCACTTGTCGGTGTTGCTGGTAGTCTTGGTGGTGCCTCCATCGTTCGTGGTGGCATGACCAGCGTAGCCAAAGGCTTCACCCAAACCTCTATTGGCAGTTCTTCCTCTTCGTCCCGTACTACCATGTATGACAGCGAAGGTAACGTTAGAGGCTATGTACTGAAAGAGATGTCCGGCAGTTCTCATGGTTCTTCTTCTCGTCGTAACCAATATTGAACAGTTTTGCTCCGATTTTGAACTTCCGTTTTATTCTCTTTCGTTGTATATTTGTACTGTAAACCAATAACCACATTATCATGAAAAAACACAAAAGTCTTAAGGCTGACGAGTTGTTTGTTGATGTTCTAGATTATGCCTTCACTGAGTGGCTTGTTCGCCGTGAGTTGTTTGTTGCTTTTAGGTCAAATTTCGCTCGCACCTTCGTTTCTATGGGGTCATTTAGAGATCGTTTGCGCGACCACATTCGATACTCTCTTCTCGACCCTCAGCTTGGCCCGACATCCCTTATCTCTTCGGCTTTTCCGTTTGTTTCGACGCCTGAAGGTTATGAATTCTGGCTCAAGCAGTCTTTAGCCTGGAGACGCTTTTACGATAAGTTTCAGAAAAAACATTAAATTGTATTATTATGACACAAATTCACGTTGTTATTCGCCGAATTAATCCTGCCCTTAAGGTTGATTTTGTTCAGATAGGTTACATTAAGGATGGTCAGTTCGCCTCACTTCCTCTTGATACTTTTGATCATACTCCTATTGTAGACTATGTCAATCATTCAACTATCTCTGATTCGCCTTATATTGATCATAGCGTTGTTTCTGCTCTCATAGAGGCTCTGATTGCGTATCCTGACTTTTCGGTCGAGTTTTTCGATAATACACTTGTTCTTATGTTTGATTTTAACCTTAATGCCGATGAAATCACGAAGGAAGAAAAAGGGAAAGGGAACTAAGGTTGTTACCCGCCCGCTCGGTGGTAGAGTTCTTTGAATTAATTGAACCCCAGGGGACAGCCGAAGGCTGTGGCCACCGCGAAGCGGTAAGGTACCCCCCTGCGGGTTCTTCCATTTAACCCGTATATACCTTTTTTTATGGATTATTTCGATTTCTGCATTCGTTGTCGATTTGATTCTCTTGGTGTTAAATTTGATTGTCTTAAAAGTATTTTCTAATGCCCTGTTCATCGCCCATATGGATACGTAATCGCCGTTATTTCGACAAGAAGAACCCTTGTCGTGATGGCTCTGATGTTGCTAAATCTGCCTTAGCTCTTCGCCCCTGGGACGTCGCGCGCCAGTGGCTCATGGTCCCCTGCGGAAAATGCGAAGAGTGTTTGCGACGTCAACGTAATGATTGGTTCGTTCGTCTAGAGCGTGAACTTGCTTATTGTAAGGCCAATAATCAACAGGCTATTTTTATTACTATAACTATCGCTCCTAAGCATTATAACGAAGCTTTGCTCGATCCTTCTCGATTTATTCGTCGATTTAATGAGCGCTTGCGGCATAAACTCGGCCATTCGTTCAAGCACGCCTTTTTTCAAGAGTTTGGTACACATCCTGAAATAGGAAATGAACCTCGATTGCATTTTCACGGTTTTCTGTTTGGCACAAACGTCCTCTATAATACGATTCGATCCGCTGTTCGAGATCTTGGCTTTGTGTGGCTAGCGAAGGCTACTCACAAGCGTGCTCGATACTGTGTCAAGTATGTTACTAAACAAATCCAGTTTAATCCCGAAGAAATTTCGGATAAATATGTTACTGTAGATGGAAAAGTTACACCTTTATCTTGCCTCCTCCAACATCGCCGTTATACGCGAAAATTCGTATCTGCTGGCGTTGGTGATTTTCTTGGTTATATGCCTCGCCCTTCTGCTCGTGTTTCGTCGTGGTCTTAT